CTCAGCCTGCTTACCTATGCTTTCAACACAGTAAACATCATGGTAACTGTAAAAAATATTTAGCCATTCAAATATTCTATTTAGAAATCTTGTTTTACCTGCCCCATTATTACCTACAATAATTAAATTACTCCCCTCCAAAGGTATAATGACATTTTCTTCATTGGGATTTAATTTGACCGATATATTTTGTATAGGATAGTCCATAAGAATCCTCCTCATTAAAGTTACATAGTATATTCTGCTTTAATGCATGTCATTAGCCGATTACGCGCGCTCGTAGCCCCGCCACGCCTGCCCGCTTTATGCAGTGGTTTTCATGCACCTGCATGACATAAACAAAAGCCCGCCAATACTAGCGGGCCTGAGCATCAGAGATCCTTTTGGGATCATGCGATTTCATGCAGCATGGTCATGCACTCACGGCTCGTAGTTCTGTTAGGCCTTTCATCACTCAGCCTGATTCATTGAAAGGCTGTATTCATACTTGCGTAGACGAGCCATTAGCTCATCTGTGAGTTCGGAAACCCACTCAATTGCCATGCGTTTTTCTTGATCACTACATTCGCTGACAGCAACAAGTTTTAAAAAGAAATCAATACGCTGAAGCTTCACCGACTCCAAAAGATAGTCCTGCATGTTCCCTCCTCTGCTTACAACTACTGTTTATGCATACAGTATAGAAAATCCGGTCGGAATTGAAACTATTTTTTATGTATCAATGGGATTGATCTGAACGTTGCCAGATCAGAATGGTTCTTCCTGAAGTCTGCCGTTCCGGTAGAAAAGCCGCATTTTCGCCCCTGCATTGAGGCTACAGCCCTTAAGCAACAGTCCAATCTCATATTCATCACCGTTAAATCCCCTGGCTTTTAGTTCCAGCTCTAACCGTCGGCGCTCTGGCCCCGTACAGTTATTGACAGAACTCCAAGGGGCGGCGATGCCGCCAGAAAAACCAGCCTCCGCTGACACTTCGGCCAACTTAGCAACCTTTTCCCATTTGACCAGGCGTGTCATGACTTCTGAATCCGGAACCATCGGCGAATAAATACCCTGCACCCGTTGAACATCTTCGCCGTACTCATTACCCATTTCGGTCAGTTCATAGCAAAGGCGGATCACTAAATCCTCACGCGCAACTAACGGCCCACCCTGCGCCATCGTATAGGACGCCCAACAGCTGGCAACAGAAGCTGACGCCAGCACCGCATCCATCTGCTTATCTGGCAGATGTGCATCACCCATACGGCGCAGCTCACGCCAGACAGTCACAGGCGCACCGCCGATCTGCTGAAACTGACGAATACGCCAGCGTGAAGCCCATGCCGAAACAGCCTTAGCCATGTCGCGCATATTTGCGCCGGTTTCATCATCTTTCTCGCCGTCCATCGCGTAACCGTCGATATTCTTTGAAATATATTTGGCGATATAGCCTGTCGCACTGCCCTTCTCAGGGTCGATCGGCTCGGCATGAAATCGTGCTTTCATTGCCTGCGGTGTGGTCAACTCCCCGGAATCCTCTTTATAAGCCTGATCACGCATGATTTGCTGAACCCGCTGGACGTTTTCAGGGCGCATAAACAGCAGCATGTGCCAGTACGGCGTGCCGTCGTGGTGAGGTTCAACAACGCGAAAGCCAAAGCCATGAATAGCTTCGCGTGACAGTGCCGCGCGGATCCTCGCCCATACACGGCAGAGATAACGCTGGGTGTCACGTGGGCTTGAACCGTTCCACTGAGAAACAAAGCCGCCCTGGCTGTAAACTGCGTGATAACGTGATGGTGCTGTGATTGTATAAAACTCACCTACGCACCCTGTTTCATTAGCGACATCCTCAAACCCACGCATTCTGGTCATCAATTCGCGGCGGCGTATTGCCGGATTGGACACGCTGCGGTTGACCATTTCATCCAGCGCAATACGTTCCCCGTCCTGATTGATGAGATCAAAGCGTTTGAAGAATTCACGGTTACGTTTTTTCTGCTCTATCCATTCGGCCAGCGTGCTGCGGGAAACGTAAGGTGATGCGGCTTTCTGTACCTGCCCAACCGCGATAGCCATGTGTTCACGCTGTAAATCTCGCATCTGCTTCAGGCGGCCACGCCACCATTCAGGAGCCATCATGCGAAGCAGACCAGACTGGGCTTTGCGCAGAGGCAATTCACCTTTAGCTGAACAGAACTCTGCCCAGTAAGGTGGCTGCGTTCCTGTCAGCGCAGCCAGTTCAGCGATGTAACGGTATCCGGTGAGCGTCACGGGCAGTTCGTCCGCCTCCTGTGGTATGGAGACCTTATCAACGAACTCAGCCAGACTTTGTGACAGGAAGGAGGCCATCTTATAAGCCAGATCGCGAATGTCCTGGCGGTCTAGCGTCGGAAGGCGATCAAGCTGTTTGATAAAGGGCAGCTCAAACTGCGCAGCATCGTTCAGCCGGTAGCGGGTGCGTACAAGCTGCAGGCGTGGCAATACGCTCTGGCCAATGGTCTGGCGCAGAAACGCATTGGCCCGCCGACGGCCATGTTTTCCTGAAAGGATTTTTTGATAACGGTCAGCGAAGTACCCGGCCAGGTAGTCTGGCATGTCATGCAGGTATTGGCTGCGCCAGCTGTGATCGTCGGGGTTAGCGTTCCACAGCTTCAGCTCAGCCAGGGTCATGTTACGCGGCGTTCTGACGCCATAATTCTCACGCTGCATTTTCAGGGCAGCGTGATAGTCACCATTAAACTCAACGGCGTTTACGGCAATATCGGTCACAGTGAAGCCACATGCTCAATATGCGGGACGAGAATGATCTTGATTGCGCACTTGCCTTCTTCGGCAGCAAGGCCGGACTTACTGCCGGCCCACTTCAGGATGCTGCTCATAACGCCGCCCCTTTGTAGTGCACGCTTTTCAGCTCACTGATCTGTTTGCAGGTCACGCAGAGGGAAACGCCCGGCAGTGCGCGGCGGCGCTGCTCCGGGATTTCCTCACCACATGAAAGACAGAAAAACTCACTCGCCCCTGCCGGGCGGTGAGTCGCGTTAGCCAGATTGCGCGCCAGCTCTTCCTGCACGCGCTGCTGTACCAGATCCATTGAGTCGGCCATCAGTGCAGCTCCTGCGCCTGGTTCTCAAAGCGTTCCGCCTCTTTGTCCAGCAACTCGATGATTTCCGCTGCGGACATTTCATTTTTACGGGCATGAATTGCCAGTGCGGCCAGGCGTATAGAAACGGACAGCGCATCATCAGAACGCTGTTCGGTTTTGGCCTTGCTCAACAGAGTGTTAAGCGCGTCGTCGTCAGCTTTAAAATTATGGGTCTGAATATTTCGCATTTCTCTTTCTCCTGAATTTGGGCAAAACAATGCCCGGCGGGTTTTCGCCATTTAATTTGTTGGGTTAATTAATTAGGTAACGTCAGATTCTTTGGAAATAAACTCACGACTGCTTTTAAGTGATTCATCGCGCCAATCAGCGCCGTTTTTTCGTCACTCGTCAGTTCACTGAAATCAACGCCGTGACGTTCTTTGCTGATATTTGCCAGGAATAAAATCGCGCTCAGTGCGCGGCCATTCTGTTCAGCCTGGTGATCGTGCTTGTTGCGCATGTCTTCGATAAAGCGTTTGAGTTCATGACTGCAATCGCCGTACATCATTGTGCGAAGTGCTGAGATATGATTAAGCGCACTGGCACGTTGCCCTGCGTTCATCTGAACAGTGATACTCTCAGCCTTGTAACCCATGATTTTTTCCTCTTACCGGTTAATCCTGCCAGCAGTTCGGCCTGTGATATTGCCGGATGCCAGCGCTGGCCTGTTTTAGTTTCAATCCAGCCATGCCCTAAATCTTGTAACTGCTGTGGTGGTGACTGTTGTTTCAAAAATCTTACAAAAACCTGCATAATCCTCACTCCATTATCTGTTACGACATGAGGCGCAAATGCTGAATGAGAAAGAAATAGAATGCTTCGAACTCCTGGAGAAAGACCTTCAGCAACTCCGCTCCGAAGTTAAAATTCAAAACCTGGTTATTTCAGGACTGCTTAACGCTTACTTCACTAATAAAAAACATGACCACTCTCTCTTCTATTCTGCCGTTCGCAGTGAGTTAAACAAACTTCCGCCCGGCTCTGACACCCAGCACATTTTCATGAACGCTATTCAAAAATGGGTTAATAAATACAACAATTAAATATATGTAAGAGGTGATACTTTATTACGTATCACTTCTTTGACTTCTTCACCGCGAAACCTTGTACCATCTTTTAGAGTAAAGAAATAACTGCCATCACCTGAAATGGATGGAAAGCACAACGCAACATCCGAATCTTTAACCTCTGCGCGCTTACCCTGTAAATTAAATTGGTAGGTCAATACTTTGATCATAACTACCTCACACCATCCCGATTGATGCACCGATACCACTTAACACATCAGCAGTACCCGAAAGTGCAGGGTTAGAATGAACGCGTGCCTGAACCGCCAGCGCTGCCAGAGTCAGACAGCGGATCCCTGCGTGTACGTTCTGAACCAGACCACGGCGGCAGGATGCTGTTAATTGCTCCTGGCTCACTACGCCCGCAGCTAACTGCCCTACTTCGGCAGTGGCTTTCAGTACATAAGCAGGTAGATTCTCCTGCGCCATTTCGTTAACAGGTACGCATGGCAGGCAATGCAGTTGCGCCAGTGCGCCGTCAATCAACGTGGCGTCTTCCGTCAGATCGGTCAGCAGCAGCAGTTCACGAACGGTTAACTGGTGAACCTGTTCCGGATTGAGTTTGTTACGGATAGTCTGAGGATTCAGCCCGGCTTTGTTAGCCAGCTGAATGATGTTGTGCTTTAGTGCAAACGCCCGGCACGCATCATCAAAATGGCTATGTGTGGAGACTCGAAAATCAAACATGATAAATCCCTTCTGTTATCCCAATATGGATGTATCAAGCCTGCATTGTGATTTCGCAGCCAGCGGCCGCTTCAATCGTCAATGCAACCATGTTGATCTCGATGAGACCGTTAACGCCCTCTTTCTTCCTGATTGGCAGACGGTTCTCGCGATACATCTGGCGCACGGTGCCCTCCTTATAACCAGTGCGGCGGCAGAACTCTTCAACCGTGATATAGGGTTCAGAGATTACAAGATTGATGTTTGGACGCATTGATATACGGTTTCCCATGAGGCAGTATCCTTAAGTTTGTGTAGTTTTAACTGTATTTAGCGATATTCAGCACACCACAAAATCGATATTAGGATCACAAAAAGGTTATGCCAACAACAAAACCGAACGAAATTAGAAACACAAAATTCAACTTCCCTTCCCAAAGTGGTGGGAAAGCTGCAATAGAGCGCATCCTGGAAGCTTACGGATTCAAGAACAGACAGGCGCTGTGCAATCATTTGGGCGTATCCCAAAGCACAATGGCTAATCGCTATATGCGTGATAACTTCCCTGCTGACTGGATACTTACTTGCTCGTTAGACACTGGAGCCTCACTCTTATGGCTAGCGACCGGCCAAGGTGAAATGAATGAGACCGTTAAGGTTGTAGACAATACCGTTTTGAAAAGAATAAATATCTCAAATGGGGTTAAAACTACAATTGAGCCTGTAACTTATGACTCAAAGCTACTACCTGAAAAGCTGACTTCACCTTTCGTAGTTAATTACGATATAAAAGT